TCTAATCGTTCTTCAACTGTTTCATAATCATCTAGGTTAAATGCCATTATTGCTCCCACTGAAAGTCTTTGTCTTGCATGTATTCTTGGCAGGTCTTTGATATGGCGATATATGCCACTGCGTCTTTATAGTGATCGTCAATTTCTGGACTCTCAACGCTACGACTGAGTTTGAGCAGTGCCATACAGCTTGCCACTTGATTTGATGTGATCGGGAAATTGAGATACGCAGACCATAACTTGGCAATTCGATCCATTTGTATCGCTGGATGGCCGTAATGCATCCCTCTTTCATGTATGAGTGTGACTGCATCTGCAAATAGTTTCTCAGTTGTTGTCGGCATAATAACCATCGGGATCAAATTGTCTTGCATCTTTTACAGCTTGCTTATTATCTGACATCCTTCTATGCATATCCCAGCCATCTTTACGGCCTCGCCAGTAATGTATAGTTTTGACGTTTTCGATATATGTGCCAATAGCCCAGGTAAGTAATAACCCTACGACCACTCCCCACATAATTAAATACCCAAAGTCTTTTAACTCTGTGTACATGTAGCCCTACTTTCTATGCTCACGCTTTGTGGCATAGCAATAGTGTTACACCTGTGTACGACTTTGTGAATGATTTAACGGCTATATTTGATAACGATTTGATAACGTTATTAGCTGTAATGCCTGCCCAGCGCTGTGAAAGAGCCATCTTTGTTTACAGGTACGAGGGTAGGAGTTAGATTCTTACCTGTGGCTTCTAGTATAGCAAAGCCCATCTGCCAATTAGCGCTTCCATAGCGGATATAAGAGGCTTTTCTGCGATCCATAAGGTTTCCTACCTCAACACCATATAAAGGCCTGTAATGGCTTCCTATGGCCTCTGAATAGGCACTCATGCCCAACCTGTGGCTATGCCCTGCAATTACGGATTTGCCATATTTTTTGGCTAAATTTAATGAAGTAATGCCCGCATGCTGGCTCATACTACCTTCGTCACCATGACATAAAACCCAGCCAGGGTGAAACTCATAAGCTGTCTTATGGTAGGTCATGCCCATCTCAGCAAAGCCCATAAACTTAGGGTATTGCAGCTCTGGCAAACTAATTAAGCCAGGTGTTTTTAGTAAAGTGCTATAAAGGCGATCACTATGATTACTGCGGATAATATGCATTTCTCGGCTGTACTCTCCGAGATCCCACAGTATTTGTTTACACTCTTCACGATCCTGGTGTATGGTCTGTTGATAAGCCAAAGGTGTTTTCTCAGCCCATCGGCTAATGGTTTGAAAATCGATCTCATCACCAACACATAAAACCTCATCAAACTTCTCACGTCTTGCCAACTTAATAACATTCTTAACTGCCTGCTCATGATGGTATGGTACTTGTAAATCGCTGATTACTAGCCAACGCTTAATTATCATCCTCATCTTCGTAGGGGTTATGGTCTGGATTAACTGGATCAAAGTCTGGACTAGATGGGGCTAACCAATCTGGGAATACGTTTTTATCGCACATCCCTAGAGCTTGATCTACTGGAAATCCTGCACGTCTTAGGCTTAAATAAAACTCACGCAACGAGATGGCATAGGTATCTAACTTGGTATTAATCTGCTCATGGGTATATTTACCCTTGCGCTTATTAACCTTCTTGCGTTTACGTGCGGTTGCCATATTGCTATTGTCGCTTATTCATGATAAGGAATAGTTGATCGACACGCTCTTCTAATCTAGAACTGCGCTGATCTATTCGATTAACGGCATCTGCCAAGCTGCTGCCAGAATTGGGCTTAAGTTCGCTTAACCAACCTTTAACGAGAAAACGTAATCCGATTAGCCCGCCTGATAGCACGGCCATAACGCCAGCGCCAAAGCCAGCCCATTCTGTTGGACTCATGCTTCATCTGCACCGACGCCATAAGCTGTATCGGATTTATCTAAAGCCCTAGCTGCTGGTCCTGCAAGTGCTGCTACTACCACTGATACAACTGGATCTAATTCAAGTTCATTACTTGCTAAGAAAGTTAAGAAAGATACTAGAACCCCTCTAAAATAGGATTTAAGTATTGCTTTTTGTTTTTCTGATATTTTCATATTTTGCCCCCTAGTAGTGGTATATCGAACTCTCTGCCGTCTTTGTCGCCTAACTTTGTAAAGCTAATATGGATGTGCTTATAATGCTTATTAAAACCTTTATAGGTGCGCCATTTATAGTTAAGTATTCTGCTTGCTATTTTGCCATTATGGATTACGTAAGATATACGCTTATCGGTTTTCGCACATTTTCTGATCTGGTCAGCCAGATATATTGAGATCCCTTCGGATGAATCCAAGCGAGAATCCACATCAATGGCTCTGACACACCCAGATTTGTCTGGATTATGATCCGATTTGGTGGCGCTATGACGAGCATCATTAATCCACCCATCACTGGTAGAGCGGCGATCTGGATACCAGGTATCAATCTGATCTCTTAACTGTTTACCAGCTGCACACAGCCAGGGCTGTTTACTCATCCTCAGTATCAATCGGGGTGGATCGTGCCGCTAGATACGCCTGATAGTCAGAGTTAGCAGGGTCTGGTGGAATCCATAACTCAGTTCCATCTTCCAATGTTGCCTTAATGTTAGTGCTACCTACAGAATTTTCTACTATTTCATAAGTTATCATTTTACAACTCCGAACTAAATTGAATAAAAGAACCTGATGGAGAACCATTACGAAAAGTTCTAGAAGCGCGGCCAATTGCTAAGCCAGGATAAGTAACTGATAGAGAAGAAGTTTTTGGCCCTTGAAGATCTGAGTTAAAACTGCTAGGCGCTCCGCTTGTTGTTCCATCCGTAACTATAAAATCTGCAAGAGTTGAACTTCTAGAAAATGATGGCGCTACTCTCATTTCAACAGGATGATAAACAATAGGGTATGAAAAATTAACATCAGTTATTGCTCCCGTGCCAATCATTTCATTATTCACACTATTTGCAAGCCTATAGAAGTACCTCTGACAAGCGGCTAACTCGCCTTGGAATGTGCCACCTGCATAGACAAATGGAGTAGCAACAGAACCTAACTCTAATTTAGATTCTGCAATATAAAGAAAATCACCAGCCGTAGTATCTGTTACATCTGACCAAATAAACAAAATTATATTTTGTGTGCTGGCGGTATCTACTGGGGCAGTTATTGAATATGTAGCATAAGATGTAGTTAAAGATAAATTAGCAGGTGTATTTTCATAGGTAGCATTAGCAATTAAAGTAGGGTTAGTGCCTTCTACATTCCAAGCGCTTATGATGTCGCTAGTTACTGTATCGGCTGTGCCTGACCAAGCCACAATAGCGGCTTTAACATTATCTAATTTAGTGGTAGCAGATACTTTAGCCTTAAAACTAAAAGTAACTGTATTACCTACTAAGCCTATAACATCTTTGTTTTCTATAATTGTTGCAATACCAAATTTTTTGTTAGTAGTTTCTACATCTAGGGCTATGGCAAATTCACCATTAGTAGGTACTGTCGTAGTATCTTGAGTAACATCTATTGCATCATTACCATCACTAAGAATATACCAGCGGTCTAAAGTATAAGCATCATCATTATTAGCACCTGAAGTAAAAGATGTGCCACGCTGGGCTACGGCAAAACCACCATTTATTAGATAGTTTTTATTTGGTGCTGGATTCCAGGCTAATCCTGTTGAGGTAGAACTATTGGCAATAAGTGTTGTGCCATCTGCACCAACGGAAGTTACGGCAGGTACATCATTAGCACTAGCACCAATTATATCGCCTTTAGCAGCTACGATAGTATTTTGAATAGCATTAGGATCATCGGATGCAACCCAGTTAGCACCATCATAAACTTCTACTGCGTTTGTGTCTTTTAGATAAGATAACATACCCTCTGCGACTACACCAGATAGAGCTGTAGTTCTAGCAGCGGCATCATTAAATACCATTACTGTTTGTTGCATCAAGTAGGTATTAACATCGGTTGCCGTTAAGACATCCCCTGTGTTAAATAACTTATACCCTGCGCCTGCCATATTTACCCCTTAATAACTAAGGACATTATAGCCCAAAGTACCATAAATGCTATTATTTAGGATAAATGCATCTATAACGGGCTCTAGTGTCGTGAACGTAGTTTTCCAACTATTCGGGGTTATTGCCATCCGTACCCCAAAAATCTGTAAAGTCTTTTCTAAAAGCGATCCGCCAGGCTGAGTAGTCTTGACTGTAATAGGATCAAAGAAATCTAAATCTAAAGCTGCTATAACTCCTGAATTGTAGTTATCGGTATATAGATCTAGAACTATGGCATCTACTCGGATACTGGTTTCTTGTCTGCTGGCTACATAAGCCTTTGCATAATCTAGAGCTACAGCATCTGACTGCATTAACAGATTATCTAAAAAGTAACTGTGCAAAAAATACTTATCTATACTGGCTTGGTTTAGGGCTACCTGTGGGCTTCCACCAGCTCTAGTGATAGTGGCTTTATTAAATACCAATACATCGTTTAATATCCAGGTAGCATCAAAGTAATCTATGCCTGTGC